ATGATGCTCGGGTCTTTGGCGATGGCTCTGCTTAAGTGCCAGTTCGCGGAGCAGGAGGTGAGCGACAGGATGCAGATGGCTGTGATCAGGATCAGCACCTTGAGGATGTCGCTGTCAGGAATATGCAGGCGGTATCTGGAAGTAGAGAACCTTGTCATCGTCGGGGGCGTATTGATGCAGGCAAAAGTAAACAAGGAAGAGGCTACCGTCCTCATAAACTTGGTAGCAAGGATTCATGCTTTTACCCCTCGAGGGTGTCCCCTTTGACGATGTAGATGGTGTCGTGGTAGATCGTGTCGTGGTGTATAACCTTCTCGATGTCGCGCTCCAGAGTGGGGAGGAAGAAGCGCACCTCAATCCACGCGAACATTGCAAAGGCGAGCAGGGCGATCACAAGCCATTGAATGAGCTCCGCGATGAACTTGCCCTTGTTCACTTGGTGACCTTATCGAAAAACTTATGGTAGAAGGCCTCGACCATTTTCAGCCCACCGAAGCCAACGATGAAGGCCGTGCCGTATTGACTCGAGCCTGTCAAGTTTAGCCAGTCGATGAGAACAGGGGCGAGGTAGTTGGCCGACATTGTGCCCGTGACTACGCTCAAGAGCTGCTCCTTCAGGTCGCGCTTCTTCTTGATGGTGATGAGGCTGCCGAAGAATCCCCCGATCATCAGCCCGATGTTGATGCCTATCTCGTCCAGATCAAATTTCATCTTTTCCGATTGTCGTGATCTTGAGAACAAATTTACGAGGCAAAGCCCGCAGCAACTTGGTGATCGTGTTGCGGGAGTTGTACACATCGAGGTGTCCGTCGTTGTTTATATCCTTAAGTCCCTCACCCACAAGGATGCAGCCGTGTGTATCTCTGTGATAATTTCCTGCGTGGATGAGTATCTGGGAACGGCTGCCCGTGTCTTGAAGCCAAAACGACTGTCCGAACTTGGGGCTGATGTGCTTGATGACTGGATAAATACCGCCCGGTATTCGTGAGATGTTGCGCTCATTGTTCCTCCACGGCAGCTCGAGGGTTTTGGCGAGCTCGATGCCGTTGCGATCTTCGAGCCTTCCTGTCGTCTGCCACTCGTCCTCCTGCTCTCGGATGAGGTGGAGGCGTATCTCGTCGCTTTTAGCTGCCACTTGTGATCGTGTTGAGTTCCGTCTGCGTGAGGGCGGTGTCCCAGAGGGCGAAGACCTTGATCTCGTCGCTGTCGTCGCTGCTCTTCCCTGTGATGCGTATCTCGTCAAAGTAGCTCGCATCGTTCCACTCGGTGATGCTGTGCGTCTTGGTCTCTCCGTTCTGGCTCATCAGAATCGTCGGGGTCGCGCTTGCTGCTGCGCCTGCTCCACTCCATGAGACCGCGATCCGTGTCACGATGTGCGTGCCATCGCTGTCGAAGATCGTCCCATCCGAGGAGACCACTCCCGAGCCCGCCTGCACGATGCTGAAGCCTGTGTTGAGCGTTCTGATGCGGTTGTTGTTGAAGTCGGAACTCAAGCCGATGTCGATGAATCCCGTCACGCTGTCCGGCAGCTTGCCCTCAATCATCAGCGTCCCGGCTGTGCCCGTGAGGATGCTGTTCGTGACGATGTTCGAGAGGGTGAAGGTGGCGGCTGCTGTGCTGTTCTCCACGCGGAAGGATGGGCACGTCTCGGGGTCTCCCGCTGTGCCGTAGTGCAGGGCGGGGACGTTGGTGGCGATGCCTGTCTCCGTCGTTCCGTCGCTCTTCGTGCGTGAGGATGTCGCTGCTCTGGCGAACGTGAAGTCTCCGCCTCCATCTGTCGGAATAACGCTGTATGCTTTTGCTGATTTGAATGCAGATGCGACGAGCAGCAAGCTCGCGGAGTCAAAGAGGTTCGCCATGTTTTAGAGTTCTTCCTCGGCCGTCCAGTCGTCCGAGAGTGATTCTGTAAAGATAAGGCTGCTCTCTTCATCCGGTTCCGTGCTATGTGCAACAATAGCCCACTTGCTCCCGTCAGGGTGTTGGCGTGGGTTCGCCCAATTGCTTGTAATGCTGCCCTTGTACGCCTTCACCTCGTTTACCTTTTGGTTGTACTGCTCAACCTCTTCGCGTGTTCCTATGTACCAACTCATGGCGTGTAGATGTCAAAGTGGTCGTTGATGTTCGTTTCCATGCCCGTGCGGTTGGTGCTTTGGTCGGAGTCGAAGATGATGAGTTCTTGGAAAGTTCCCGTGTAAAATTGTCCGCTTGTTTGGCTTTGATTGCTGCCCAAATATCCTAAAATGCCCGTCCAATCTGCCGCCTCGGTGTTTGACCCTTGACTTGTTCCATCTACATAAATTTCCAAGCTATCTGCACTATCTCGCTCGATGGTTAAAAGCTCTTGAGTGTTTGGCGTATATGCAGAAGAGTATGTATGAGTCGTGCCGTTAATCCTTAACTCAATGTTTCCATTATCATACAATCGTATTCTTTCGGTTGAAATGGTTTGATTGTGGAGGAGTATCCCCCATGTGCCGCTTGGGTTGGAGTTGAGTGCCGTTGTAATAAAGAACTCATCTGACAAAGTTGTGGGCGTTGTGAAGCTGAAGTAGTCATCCACCCCATCAAAGTCAATAGCCGCCTTGCTGTTCTCCTCTACCAATGTCCCCCCACTTACGACAAGTGGCTGCTCGGATTCGGTCGAGTTGGTCGCATCGTTGCCGTTGCCCGTTTGGTCGTAGAAGGTTGTTACCGCTCCGTCTGCCGTGGTTTGAGTGACTACAATGTTTTTCAAGTAGAAGACATTTGCCCCCGTTGTTGTGGGCGTTATATCTGACCCATCATATGCTTGGAATCTTAAAGCCGAACCTTGTGTTATTGTTATCGTTTGGTCGATGCTCGTCCAAGTGTCGGTGGCGGTTACATCAGCAAACGTCTCTGCTCCGTAGCCTGTCCAAATACTAACCTTGTCAATCTCCGAATTGGTTGATGGTAAATACACATCGGCTTGAACCCTAAAACTATTCCCCCCACCCTTTCCGCTGAATGGAGCGATAGAAGCATACATTTGCCCCGTTCCCGTTATTGTGCTGAACTTGTAAGCATCATCCACCCCTCCAACGCTTTGGGCTGCTGCCCCCGTTCCATTAGTTTCGGTTAAGTCTTCCGTGCTTGAAAAGTCAGAGGTGTACACATCCACATCCTCATTCACAAAAGTGGTCAGAGCCGTGGTGTCCAAGTCCCCGTTCGCATCGAAGCCTATATCTTGCTCGGTGTCATCCGATGACCTTCTCACCCGTATGGCGTTGAGCGTTTCGGCCTCGGTGAACTTCCTTAAAGAGTAGTAAGCCGTAACCCCTCCGAAAGCATCGCCGAAGCCAGCGTAAGCCGGAGCAGGGGCGCTGCCGCTGAACGATCCGTCCGTCTTCACATAGTCGCCCGCTGTCGCTCCCTCGTTCAACATCGCGCCCCAGAACTCAAGCGTCCGGGCGGTGTTGTCGTTGTTCTGGAGGGAGAGGTCGTAATCCCCCGCCGTGGTCGTGGTGAAGGTGTAGCTGAAGCGCGTCCATGAGGTTGTCGCTGTCTTGCTCTCCGCATCTCCGAGCGTCACATTGCGAAGCCTGAAGTTCTGCGTGCCTGTGTTGACCTTTGCGTAGATGCTGAAGGTATACTCCTTGGAAGCCTCAAGCGTGACCCTCTGCTGAAGGCGTGCCTGTCTGTTGGCGGTGAAGTCCACGCGCTCGGCTGTCGTCCCCCCATTGGGGTCTGTGATGGTATTGGCCGAGACGGTGGGCACGTCCGTGGTGTCGGGCAGCCTGTCCCAGTCGATTGTATTGTCGAGGTCTTCGGAAGCCTTGAGCAGGTTCAGTCCAAAGCCGGGAGGGGCTGAATCGATGAAGAGCGTGTTCGCACTCCAAGCCTTGTCCCCCCACCATGTGGACTTGTAAATCTCTCCCCAGTTGTTGCTGTTTGCCATATCAGTAGACCCAACGATTTGACCTGCGTGAATGATTCGGATGCATGCCGTCCTCCTGCGCTGCCGTGTACTCGGGGAAGCGCGTCGGATAGTATTCGAGGTGATCGACGAGCCGCCTCTTGTAGTGGTCGCCCACATCCGTCTGCTTGGTGATCAATGCCTGAAGCTCATCAATCGAGGGCGTGGTCGCGTTCTCGCTCTGATGTCTGAAGACTCCCGCGTTGCTCACCTCGTAGGCGTGGAACTGGTAGAACTCCGCAGCGGCTAAATGGATGAGGCAGGGCTGCACGAACTCGGTCAGGAGCGTCGAGTAGTTGCCCGCCAATGTGCTGCCGCTGATGTCGCTCTGGAGCTTCTCGTATAGCTTCGTTCCGAGGATGGGGAGGATGTGGATGTCCTGCGCCACCTTTATGTGTGGGATGATCTTGTCGGTGTCCACGTTGCCCCCGATCAGCGTGTAGCGGATCAGGTCTTCCCTCTGTATGAATAGCACGTCGCTCATCGTCTCCCTTGGTTTGGCATATCAATGGGGCGCATCTTCGCGTCGTCGTAGCCTGCCGGGTTCATGTTCTGCACCCCTGCGCTCTTCGCTGCGCCCTCGCTTGTGCGCTTGTAGTTCTCTTCGATGTCCCTGCGCGTTGTTCCCTTCTCGGTCTCGTCCAATGGCTTGACCTTCCCGCCCACTTGCTTGCGCTTGAAGATCATCCTAAACCAACGATGATGACAATTCACTCCACCCTTGAACCGCCAGATGGAATAAGATGACGATCCTTTGGGCGCGAACTCGGAGTTCACCCCTGCGCTGCTCATCTTCTCGATGTCCTCGCGCCTGTAATAAACGCCCTGCTCTGCGTTGGCGACCATGTTCTTGCAAAATGTCCTGCTGTTGTCTTTGGTTCTCTTCGGGTCGTAGCGGTAGCGAATCTTGTAGATGCCTCCGTCGTGGCGGCTCTTCTCCTCTGGGTCTGCGAATCTCTTGAAGAACTTGAAGACCTCCCCATCTGGTTCGTCGGGGTCAGTCACCTCCTCCTCATGAACGAGCTCCCACTCGTCGAGGTCAACCTTGTCGCCCTTGTCTTCGAGGTACTTCAGCCATGCCTCCTCCGCTGTCTCGCTGAAGTGAGGGGCTTCGATGCTCATCTCGACCTTGTTCAGCTTCGCGGGGGTGGCTTCGGCTGCTGCCGCCTCCATCATGACCGGGGAGAGGTCTTTGAAGTAGAGCTCGATCTCCTGCCCGTTGTGTGCCATGACGCTCTCGGCTGCTTCTGTCACCAAATGCCTGAAGGGCTTGATGACGCTGTTCTTGAAAAGCTCATACGCGACCTGTAACTCCTCCGCGTTGTTGCCGAGCCCTGTGTTGTCCTTGATGCCCAAAAGCATGGGAGAGGTGATCCTATGCGCCACCATGACCTTGCGAATGCACTCGTCGGAGAGAAACTGGTACTGATTGTGCGCATCGGATAGCTGCACCGCCTCGATCGTTGCCGCATTGTCTGGGCTGTCATTGAAGGCGATGATGGCCTTGCCGCTGTTGGATGACCCTCCCCACTTCGCGAGGATGTCGCGCTCGATCTCGAACTGCTCCTCGATCGGTGGGACTCCATTGTTGAAGTTGATCATCATCGAAGGCGCGAGGCCGTTCTTGATGTTGTTCAAGTGGTAATTCGCGATCTCTCCCTCGAGCTCTGCATACTGAAGCCCTCCCTGATAGTCCACAGGGCTGAAGTAAACAGACCCGGGGCTGTAAGATTCAACGCTCAAGATGGCCACGTCGTCGCCTGCCGCTTGATGCCCGAAGGCGGGGAAGGCTTGAGGGGCGAACTTTGGGCTCTTCGCCTTGCTCCAGTCGTTGGAAAAGTAGAAGGTGTCCACTTCACCCTCGTCGTTCACCTTCGCAGGGCGCAGATAGTTGCGGGGGATGTGGAAAGCACCCACCACCTGACCCTTGTCGAGGGTGAGCTGAAAGGATGCATGGCCGAAGAGCTTGAGGTCGTGGCATACACGACGAACATCCTCGGCTTGGAATATCTTGATGAAGTTCACATAAGCCTCGAGGCTGCTCCCCTCTGCTGCCTCCATGCCCTCGCCATAGATCAGATCGCTGATCCCTTGAATCGCTGCGTTATTCGTTGGCGAAGAGTGGAAGAGGTCGATCAGGTACTGGTAGAAGTTGTTGTCCTCTCCGTACTCGACCCACGCATTGCGAGGCTTCTCGCTCACCTTCGGGGAGGTGTAGCTTGCGAGCTTTAATATCTTCAAATTGTGATCCATTTGGCAGTATTGTCAACGGGTTGCTGCGTCATCGGCTGCTTGTCGTAGACGCTGAAGTCTTGGAGGTCGGTGCTGTTTGTGCAGAACACCTTGCCTCGATAAATCTCATTCAATATCTCCCCGCTGTTGAGGTACGAAGTTACGAGTTCATTCGCCTGCCTTCTCGTCTTGCTCGTGTAAGGATCAACGAGATTTGTAACACATTGGAAGACGCTCTCCTCCCATCCCTCTACTGCCTCGAGGTCGTCCGTCACCCTCTTGCGGTAGATGGTCGGCTCGTCGAGGGCTGACATGGTAGAAGACAAAGCCCCAGAGGGCAGCCTGAACACCCGGAGGTAGTAGTACAAATTTTCATAAAGGGGGAAGGTTCGGGTGATGCTGACGTAGCTGTCGTCTTGTATCCCGTAGCCGATCATTTGAAAGGTCGTGCCGCTCTCCTCCTCCTGAAGGTGGAGCAGGTACTGGAGCGCACCAATCGAGCGAGGCGCGAACTTGATGGTCTGCAAGTCTGTCTGCGAGCTTGTCAGGATGTGCATCTGTCCCTTGTGGTTTTCACAAAGTTAAAGCATTCAGAGGCTTGTTGAGGTACTTGGGTATGTTGATAAAAAAAAGGAGGGCGCGAAGCCCTCCTCCTGTCAAACAATAAACCAACACCAACGAGGAGCAGATCAGCTCCATGTGTCGGGTGCTAAGTTACGAATTTGTGCCTTCAGTCACAGTCCCGAGGAGAGCCTCGAAGGTTGCTTCTGTCAAAGCGTTGTCCATGAACTTCGGAAGAGTGCGCTCCTGTGCCGTGAAGGTCAGGGTGTAGCCCGAGAGGTCGCCCATCGCGTTGCCTGTCACCAGAGTGCCTCCAGTTACCTCGCAGCCGTACTCGTGGCCGACGATCATCCTGTTGTCGTTGTTGTCCACCACGACGATGTGAGGGCGTCCGTGTGCCATGATCGCGAGCTCTGCGTTGTCCTCTTGGGAGAGCTTCTTGAAGGTCAGCTCGAGAGTGCTCTCGAAGAAGGTCGTGCCCGTCTCGCGTGAGCTGTTGATGTTCGTGGTCAGAGAGGAAGCGTGGCGCACCTCGTAGACTACCGCGTCAACGTCAGCCGTTCCGGCAGCGTCTGCGATGTCTGTCACCTCACCGCTCACCTCTGTCAAGGTCAAGGGCTCGAAGTTGATGAGGTAGATTTTCTTGATCCCACCGACCACATCTTTGCAAGGCTCTTTCCGTCCGAGTGTCAAATTGCAAGCCATTTCTTTTTGTCTTTTTAGAGTGAAAAAAAAAGGGAGGGATTCAGCCCCTCCCCCTTGAATTGTCTATCAGATCGCCTGCTTAGTTAGCAGAGTTCGTAATGCCGTAGGTGACCACGTCCTCGATAACTCCTACTTGACAGCCTGCGGTCATGCGCATGATGACGCGGACGTTCTGCGATCCGTCGAACTGGCTCATGTCGATGAGGCGCACTTCGTTGTGATCGTTCAGCAGTCCAGTACCGAAGAACAGGTTGCTCTTGGTTGTGGCGATCGCCTTGCCTGAAGCCATACCGGGAGCGAGGCAAAGATCAACGCCCTCGAAGTTCATGGGCTTCGCTCCGACGCTCATCTGGTTGTTGTAGCCAGAGCCGGGGCTTACCGCTGTGGTGGCAGGTGTGCCGTACTCGATGGCCGCGAATCCACCCAATGCTCTCATGTAAGCGCGGGCGATGTTTGGAGCGACGTAGATTTTGAAGTCCGGGCGAGAGTAAACAGCCTCGGGAGTAGCGTCCAAGATGCTGCCCAACTCATCAACCACGTTTGAGGCGGTGATTGTTGTGCCTGCTACCTCCTGCGCTGCGGGAAGGTTGGCATCAGTTCCAACGAGCTCCGCGAAGCCATCAAAACGCTGATAAGTGCCTGACCCGTCTGTTCCTTGCCAGAGGTGGTACTCAACCTCCTGCGCTACCTTCTCGGCAACGTGAGCGATGAGGAAGTCCTCGAAGCTCGCAGGGAGGTCATGATGAGCAGAGAAGCCCATCTCCAAAGCCTGCCAGTTGTTGTAGAATGAGCTCTTGCACACCTCGAGGTTCACCTGAAGCTCAAGCGGTTCGATCACGCGCTCCTCCAAAGTGATGGAGCTGCTCGCTGTGAAGTCGCAGGAAGCATCGGCCAACAGCGTGCCAGTAGTGACTTGCTGAACCACCTCCTTGAACTTGACGTTCGGCATGATTGTGATCTCCTCGTTCGCGAGGGTTTGTCCTGAAAGCAGAGCTGCACTGATGTACTTCCCTGCGAATTCACCTGCGTAGCTTACGCCTGTGTCTGTGAATGTAGTTGCCATTCGTTTGGGTTTTGGGTTTTAAGTGTCTTACTTGTTCATGTGCTTGAGCACGTTGCCCATCGTGGTGTTCCGTGCGCTTGGCTTGAACCAGTCGATGGAGTCGGGGCGAGTGCCTTCGGGCTTCACCTTGATCTTCGCGGTGACCTTCTGGGCTGATGCTTCGACAGCGACCTCCTCGGCCTTTTCCTCGGCCTTCTCTTCAGTCTCTTCTTCTTTGGCTGCCTCGGGAGTGGCTTCGCCCTCCTCGCTGCTCATCTCTTCTTTTTCCTGCATGGCCTCCATGACCACCTCGCGGACGTATTGGCGCAGCTCTTCACGGAGCTTGTCCATGTCGCCCATCTCTTCTTTCTCGTCTTCCTTCAGCTCCTCTTCCTTGGGCTCTTCGCCTTCGGCCTCCTCGCTCATTTCTTCCTTCGCCTCCTGCTCGACCTCGGCTTCACCTTCGCCTTCAGCCTCTTCAGCCTCCTCTCCTGATCCGATGGCGACGATCATGCTGCTGTCGTTCACCTCAACCTTGCGGCCATCCTCGAGCTCGTATGTGCCTTCTGGCATTGGAATCTTCTCCCCGTCTTCTGTAACGATGAAAACGGCTTGACCCTCCTCGAAGCTGTCGGCCTCGATGGTTGTGCCCTCCTTGAGTTCGGCTTGAGCGAGTTCAGCCTTGACTGCTTGCTTCTCGTCAGCGTTCAGGGCTGAAAAGATTTTCTGAATGATGGACATAGGTCGAGTTTAATGTCACAAAGGTCAGATAAAAAAAGACCCCTACATTGAGGGGCTTGCTTTAACTTATTGAAAGGGGCTGTGAATTAAGCCCTTGAGGTGGCTCTTGCCATCATTGCCCTCCCTTTGGCTTCTTAATGGTGTCGATGCCCATCTTCCTGCGCCTTTCAAGCTCCACGCTGTGGCACTTCATGGCCTCCGTCGGTGCGCAGTCGCAGCCCTTGTGGAAGAGGTGGCAGGCAACAGGGACGCGCTCTTTATCGGATCGAGTAAAGTCCGTCTGCATCTTCAATGATTCTAAAGTTGTCCACCATGAAGCTCCCGTCCTCGTACACCTCAACCCATGCCGCACCGAGATTCCACTTCGTAAAAGCGAAAGGACGATACTCTGGAGCGAGTTCGCAGAGGCAGCCCGTAGACCAACAGGCGATAGCATCCCCGTTGATGTTGCCCTCTTGGTGCTCGCTCGTCTGATGGTTGTGCCCTGCAAGGACTGAAGCCTTCGCTCTCATGAATAGCCCCCGCGCTGCATTGACAGGGTTGAAGAAGCTCCCCCCGAACTCATGGCCGTGGATGATGTTCAGCTTCCCGGCCTTGATCTGTTGGTTGTCGGGGATGTAGGTGATGCCATGCTCCTCAAGGTGCAGGAACTGGGCGAAGCCGAGCGACTGCCCGAACTCCATCTCGAG